TATACGCAAACGAGGCTAACATCAGAAATACCGCAGACAAGAAACTTCAATTTGATCTATTGCTAAATAGTATTAGATCCAACAGAAGATTTAGTCGATGGTTGAAGCCTGATGAAGATAAAGACATAGATGCTATTAAAGAATATTATGGTTATAGTAATCAAAAAGCAAAGGAAGTTTTGGGTCTCCTAACGGGCGAGCAACTGTCATTTATCCACAAAAGATTAAGTAAAGGCGGGATTAAAAATGACAGAAGAGAGAAAGGTCGTACCAGTTGATCTAGACGATTTGGTCGAGATTGAATTGGAAGAGCATGATGATTTCCTAAAGGTTCGCGAGACACTTACCCGCGTAGGCGTGGCCAGTCGAAAAGATCAGACATTATTTCAGTCGTGCCACATACTACATAAAAAGGGTAAGTATTATATCGTTCATTTCAAAGAGTTATTTGCCTTAGACGGTAAGCCAACTAACCTAACAGAGAATGATATTGCACGAAGAAACACCATAGCGAATTTGCTGGCTGAGTGGGGATTGTTATCATTGACGGATGGAGAAAAATCGAAATCTCCTTCAGTATCGTTAAATCAAATTAAGATTATTCCATTTAAAGAAAAAAGTGAATGGAACCTAGAGTCCAAATATAATATAGGAAAGAGAAAGTTTTAAATGGTTCAAAGTTCTCATATTCGTTCAAAGTCTGCTAATATGATTCCTTCTCCTCCTTTGGTATACCATAAGTTAGACGAAAGGGTCAAGGATCTTTTTCGGGCCACTTCAGGGTCGGCCTGTTTTGATATATCTGCTCATATACCATATGAAGGATCGGTAATTATAGCTTCAAATGAGAGAGTATTAATTCCTACTGGCATAGTATTTGATATTCCAGAAGGGCATTCTGTTAGACTGCATCCAAGATCGGGGCTGGCTTTTAAAAAGGGGCTGACGCTTGTAAATGCAGAAGGCATAATTGATTCTGATTATGTAGAAGAAGTCTTTGTGGCTCTTCATAATATTTCGGGTAAAGAACAAACTATCGCTCACGGAGAAAGGATAGCGCAAGCCGAGATGATTAGATCGCTTGTGCATAAAATCTTTCAAACTGACGAAAGGCCCGAAAGAAAAACCTCGCGATCTGGAGGTTTTGGCTCCACCGGTACTAAATAAGAATGATAGATGCCGAAAGTCGGGTCTATCAAAAATGAATCTTGCTTTTTATAAGGAGAAAATAATATGGTTACTACCACAAGATTTACCTCGGAACACCTCCCCACGATTGTTACTCAACTGAGGAACGATCCTTTCCTTCTGGGATTCGACCAACTCTTTGACCGACTTGTTTCGTCTGGAGTAGGTTCAGCCCAGGCAACTTCATATCCTCCGTACAATATTGTGAGGAATGATAACTCTGATAGCTTTGCTATTGAGATTGCCTTGGCTGGATTTGAAGAAAAGGACATCAAGGTCACGGTGAAGGAAGATACGCTCACCGTTGAGTCTACCAAGGACCATGATGCCGATTCTGCTGTGTATGTCCATCAAGGAATTGCGGCCCGCAATTTCAAGCGGTCATGGACACTCAGCCCGACCATCAAGGTAACAGGAGCCTCTTTTGTAAATGGGCTTCTTATCGTATCCTTGGTGAACGAGATCCCTGAGGAAAAGAAGCCAAAGGTTATTACAATCAATGGCGCCTCAAGTGGCGGAGATCCTGTACAACTAAATGAATAAGAAAAGGTGATGTGTAGCGAAAAGGAAGGTTTGCCGCCTTCCTTTTCGCATACATATTAATGTATATTATGATAGAATTTGTAAAACCCAAAAGACAAGTAGATAGAGTTTTTCTTCATTGTTCTGCATCGTCGAGACCAGAGCATGGAAGTGTTGATGTAATCAAGGCTTGGCACCTTCAAAGAGGTTGGTCTGATATTGGTTATCATTATTTCATTCCTTTTAATGGCGACATTCAAATTGGAAGGGATCTTGAAAACAAACCAGCAGCACAAGCTGGGCACAATAGAGGAACTATAGCCATTTGTCTTCATGGGCTACTCAAGACAGACTTTACATATAATCAGTTCGATGCATTGCAAGGTTTTTGTAAACAAATAAACAATGCCTATTCAGGAAAGATTTCTTTTCATGGGCATTGCGAAGTTTCAGAAAAGCCTTGCCCTGTTTTTGATTATAAAGAAGTTTTGAACCTGAGTGATAGTGGTTATCTTAAAATCAATAATAAGATGCCCACATTAGATTTGTTTGATACGGGTATTGATGTTATAACTCTTCAGAAGCAATTGAATATTTTTCTGGAAAAGTATAATAGTCATATTAATGTGGATGGAATCTTTGGGCAGGCGACTGCACAAATAGTAATATTTTTTCAGATGGAAAATGGCCTGAAACCAGACGGGATTGTTGGGCCAAAAACTAGGTTGGCATTGCCGCCGATAATAGAATAGGAGAATTGAATAATTATGGCCATTAAGATTTTGAGATTGATTTCTGGAGAAGAAGTTCTTGGGCAAGTAGAAGAAAATAAGAAGGACGAGACATTTCTAATTAAGGATCCGGTTGTGCTAAGGTGGATGCCAACAAAGGATGATCCAGAAAAGCCTACGTTGAGCATTGCCAGTTTGATTCCACATTCGGAAGAAGATGATGTTACTATCAAGGCACAGCACGTTCTATTTGAAATTACGCCACTAGAGGAGTTGGTGAACGAATACAATTCGGTATATGGTTCTGGAATTATTACTCCTCCTCGAAAAGAGTTGATTAGTTAGAAGGCTTGTGCTATACTATAGTACATGATGACAAATAAAACTGATTTCTATACAAATGCACAATGCATTGGGGACCACATTTATGTTCGTGGAATTGTTGATGGAAAGAAATACCGAGACAGGGTAGAGTATTTCCCAACAATTTTCACAGGAACAGATGGCGAAAGTAAGTACACCACACTTGCTGGTGAATGCGTCGGTCCGATTAAACCCGGATCAATTAGAGAAACGAGAGAGTTTATTAAAAGGTATGAAGGAGTAGATGGATTTGCGTTATTCGGAAATTATAATTTTCAATATTGTTTCCTTGGTGATAGGTACGGCTCTGATATTGAGTATGATAAGGATTTAATATCGATTGTATATATTGATATTGAGGTGGATTCCCGTAATGGGTTTCCTGAACCTGAACTCGCCGGCGAAGAAATAACTGCGATTACGGTTAAGCATAAGGATATCTTTTGGGTTCTTGGTTGCGGTGAATATAAAACAACCAGAAAAAATGTAAAATATATTAAATGCGAAGACGAACGAATGTTGATAGAATCATTTGTCTCGCTCTGGCAGAAAATCGATCCAGATATTATCACAGGGTGGAATGTTCAGTTCTTTGATATTCCATATCTAATCAATCGAATCACCCGGGTATTCGATAAAAAGTATGCCAGTAAACTAAGCCCTTGGGGACGGTTCTCTGCGCGTAAGGCAATCATGCACGGGCGCGAGCAGCAGGCCATTAATCTTATTGGTACCTGCATTCTTGACTATCTTGAGATGTATAAGAAGTTTACATATACACAACAGGAGAGCTATAGGCTCGACCACATTGCCCATGTGGAGTTGGGGGAAAGAAAACTTTCTTATAGCGAGTTTGGTTCTTTGCACAAGCTATACGAAGAAGATTATCAGAAGTTTATTGACTATAATATCAAGGATGTAGAACTTGTCGAGAATCTTGATAACAAGATGAAGTTTATTGACATGGTTCTTGCGTTGGCCTATTCTGCAAAGGTGAATTATAACGATGTATTCTCACAAGTACGAATGTGGGATACCATGATTTATAATCATCTTCGGAAGAAGAATATTGTCATTCCCCCAAAGGACAATTCAAGTAAGGTGGATCAGTACGCAGGCGCGTATGTAAAAGATCCTCTTCTTGGGATGCACAAGTGGATTGTTTCTTTTGATTTAAATTCCTTGTATCCGCATCTATGTATGCAGTATTCTATCTCACCTGAGAATTTGGTGCCTAGAGAAAATGCCCCGAAAGAAGTGGTTGATAGTTTTAATCTTGGAGCAGGTAAGACTATTGCGTCAGTTGATAATATACTTGATAAGATTTTTGATACCAGCATACTTAAAGATCATAATCTTACAGTCACCCCCAATTATCAATTCTTCCGAACAGATAGGCAGGGGTTTCTTCCAGAGATGATGGAGAAATTATATACTGAGCGCAAAGAATACAAGCGGCTTATGATTGAATCGCAGAAGAAGCTGGAAGGAGTTAGTAGGGCCAATACAGTTGCAGAAGGAAAGCAACATTTATATAAAAAGTATACTAACGAGATTGCACAATATAGTAATGTTCAGTTGGCCAGAAAGGTCCAGTTGAATGCGGCCTATGGTGCGCTCGGAAATCAATATTTTCGTTTCTATGATACTCGACAGGCCGAGGCTATTACAAAGGCCGGGCAGTTGTCGATTCGTTGGATTGAAACTAAACTAAATGAATATTTAAACAAACTCCTAAACACGGAGGGCGAAGATTATGTCGTGGCGAGCGATACTGATAGTGTTTATGTCACATTGGAAAAACTCGTCGATTCAGTTTTTCCAGAAGATGTTTCAAAAGAAAAGGTAGTTAATTTTCTTGACAAAGTAAGTTATGAAAAGATAGAGCCGTTTATCGACAAGTGTTATCAAGAGTTGGCTGATTATCTAAATGCATATGACCAGAAGATGTTCATGAAGCGGGAAGTGATTGCAGACAAGGGAGTCTGGACTGCCAAGAAAAGATATATTCTAAATGTTCACGATAGCGAAGGCGTGCGATATACAGAACCAAAGATTAAGATGATGGGAATTGAAGCGGTTAAGTCTAGTACCCCTAGTGTATGTCGAGATAAGATTAAAGAAGCCATGAAGATAATGATGAACGGAAAGGAAGATGATATTATTCAGTTCATTGAGGAATTTAGAAAAGAGTTTAATTCTCTTCCTATGGAAGATGTTGCATTCCCTAGAGGAATAAATGGTCTGGCAAAGTATAAAGGAACAAAAGATTTATATGTAAAGGGAACTCCTATTCATGTTAAAGGAGCGTTGATATATAATAAGTTGATTAAAGACCATAAGATTAGCAGAAGGCATTCGTTAATACGAGATGGAGATAAGATTAAGTTTGCGTATTTGAAAGAGCCTAATACGGTGCATGAAACAGTTATCTCTGTTGGTGATACTCTACCAGAAGAGTTTGGATTAGATAAGTTTATTGACCATGATAAGCAGTTTCAGAAAGCCTTTGTCGATCCGTTAGGAATTATTTTAGAGAAGATAGGTTGGAATACCGAAAAAGTTTATACATTAGAAAGTTTTTTTAATTAGTGAGGTGATAATATATGGCAGATCCGACAGTAACCGAAGATGTTTCTATGGAGAAATCAGGAATATATCTTTTGATGGCAGGCATTGATTCTGATTCATGTAGACCGGCCATTGAATGGATTATCAAGAATGATCTTTTAGACGATCCTTGGGCAGAAATGAAATTGATTATTAATTCTCCTGGGGGAAATTTAAGTGATGCATTTGCATTGATTGATACAATGAAGGGGGCCACTTGTGATATTTCTACTATTGGTTTAGGTGAGGTGTCGAGCGCAGGCCTTTTGATTTTTATGTCTGGCACAAAAGGTAAGAGGATACTTACTCCAAATACTGCCATTCTTTCACACCAGTTTTCTTGGGGAGCATGGGGCAAAGAGCATGAATTGTTTGCGGCCCAAAAGGGATACGACATTACAACTGACATGATGATTAATCATTATAAGAAGTGTACAGGTCTTTCTATTAAAAAGATTCGGGAATATTTGTTGCCTCCAGAAGACCGATGGTTGACTGCAAAGGAAGCATTGAAGTTGGGAATTTGTGATAAGGTGAAGGAGGTATATTAGAATGGAAAAAATGGCAAGTGATATTCGGTCATTGGCGTTTGAGCTTTCAAAGAATAATGAATTTGTTGACACCTATGCTGATGTCGATAGGTATATTGATACTGGTTCGTATATTTTAAATGCTCTGCTTTCGGGATCTATTTACAAGGGGCTTCCTGGTAATAAGATTACTGCATTGGCTGGAGAATCTTCTACAGGCAAAACCTATTTCGCAATGGGTGTAGTGAGCCAATTTTTAAAGGACAATCCGACAGGCGGAGTGATTTATTTTGAAAGTGAGTCGGCCATCACAAAGAAGATGCTCATAGAACGAGGCATTGATATTGATAGATTGGTAATTGTTCCGGTGGCTACGGTTCAACGATTTCGCCATCAAGCTCTAGTGGTTTTAGAAAAGTATATGGAAGATAAGGAAGAAGATAGGCGCCCTTTGCTGTTGTGTCTTGATAGTCTTGGTATGCTTTCGACCACAAAGGAAATGGAAGATAGTACCGAAGGCAAAGAGACAAAGGATATGACTCGGGCCGCGATTCTCAAGGCTGCGTTTCGGGTTCTTACTTTAAAGCTAGGTCAGGCAAAGGTTCCTATGGTCGTGACCAATCATACCTACGATGTTATTGGTTCAATGTTTCCACAGAAGGAAATGGGCGGCGGCGCAGGACTGAAATATGCGGCCGACTATATTGTTTACCTCTCGCGCAAGAAGGAGAAGGATGGCACCGAAGTTGTTGGCCATGTGATTCATTGCAAGAATCATAAATCGCGTTTGACCAAAGAAAACAAAATGGTGGATGTTTTGCTTCGTTATGATACCGGTCTAAATAGATATTATGGGTTGATTGACCTTGCGGTCGATCATGGAATATTTAAAAAGGTGTCTACAAGAATTGAAGTGCCCGACGGAACAAA